TGTTGCCAAAATACGAAATGTTCAAATTTTTCAAGCGAACCCGAACTTTTACACGATTTCTGCGGACTTAGACTTAGGAGGTGCAAAGTATGAAAGCAGAAATAAGAGATCGAATCATTCAAATGAACATTCAAGGTGTTGGGTACAAAACAATAGCGTCAGATTTAAACATATCCATCGGATCAGTTAGGAACGTACTCAAGGAAAAGGACGATAGTATGTCCTGTAGGTTTTGCAATAAGAAATTAAACTTCGTAGAGGGAAAGAAAAAGAAAGTGTTCTGCAACGACTCATGCAGATATCAGTATTGGAACTCTCTAAAGAAAGTGTCTAAGTGATATGAATATGGATAATTTAAATCGATATGTCAATGGTGTGAAAGCAATTGAACTAATGTTTCTTAAAGGCATTATCACGGAAGAAGATTTCATAAAAGCAGAATCAAATTTGGCAAGAAAGCACTGTATCAAACCTAATAGCATTTTCAAGCTTAATGACTTGATAATTGAGGCCAAAAGAGTGATTAATAGTAATACAAAAAAGGAGTGATACAGTGGAAAAAAACATAAGGAAAATCGAAGTTCAAGAGCATATAGTAACCCTTAAAAAAGTATGTGCATATGCAAGGGTCTCATCCGATAAAGAGGCAATGCTTCAGTCGCTTTCCAATCAAGTGAGCCATTACAACAAATTGATATCATCAAATCCAAAATGGCAGTTTATTGGGGTATATGCGGATGAGGGAATAAGTGGAACAAAGGAAGATAGACCTGATTTCATACGCATGGTAAATGATGCAAAGGCTGGGAAAATTGATCTCATCATAACGAAGTCAATAAGTCGATTTGGCAGAAACACTGAAACGGTTATAAGGACAATTAGGGAAATGAATGCACTAGGTGTTGATGTCTACTTCGAATCACAAAACTTGCACACGTTATCAACTGATGGAGAGTTTATGCTTACAATTCTAGCGAGTTACTATCAAGAAGAAGCTAGATCGGTGAGCGAAAACATGAAATGGAGAATCAAACGAGATTTTGAGAAAGGTATTGTGTGGGGTGCAAGAGACTTCTATGGATATAAGGTGGAGAACAAGAACTTCATTGTAGTTCCTGAACAAGCTGAAGTCGTAAAAAGAATATTCAACCTTTATATTGATGGACTAGGAATTCTAGCAATCACACAACTATTAAATCAAGAAGGAGTAAAGCCTCTGCATTCGGAAAAATGGAGTTATGGTTCACTTCTGCAAACCCTCAAAAACATCAACTACACAGGAGACCTCATCCTTCAAAAGACATACAAAGAGAATCACTTAACAAAGAAAAAGATTAGGAACAAGGGTGAGTATCATCAATATTATGTAGAAGATAACCACGAACCAATTATCAGTAAAGAACTTTTCAAACAAGCAGCAAGAATTAGAAATCAAAGGGCTAGCCACTTTAAGACAAATGCGAACCGCCCAATCAATAGATACCCTTTCTCAAATAAGATTCGATGTGCATGTTGTGGCGGTGGCTATCAACACAAGACTACTCAATATAGCAGCTTCTGGTTATGCACAACGTATAATGTTCAAGGCAAAGAATACTGCAATGAATCCAAACGAATACACGAAAACAGCCTCTATGATGCTTTAAACGATTACTTAGGTATACAAGAATTCGATGAGAAAACATTCAACAGGAAGATTGACTACATGGTAGCACAGGCAGATAACAAGATAGAACTTCACTTGACGAACGGAACGGTTGATGTGATTACTTGTGAAAATTCATCTAGGAAAAAGAGCTGGACTCCTGAAATGAGGGAAAAAGCAAGGTTAGCTGCATTTGAAATGCATCAGAAAAGGAGAGAACAATAATGGGTAAAGTGAGAATCATTCCATCGACAATCAACCCCTTGACGCTTCAAAGTATCAATTCATCGGAACGGAGAAAGGTTGCAGCTTATGCACGTGTTTCAACCGATTCAGATGAGCAGTATAGTTCATATGAAGCACAGGTTAAGTACTACAAAGAATTTATTCAAGAAAGAATAGACTGGGATTATGTAAACGTCTATGCAGATGAGGGTATTTCAGGAACAAGCACCAAAAGAAGAGCAAGTTTTAATCTCATGATTAAGGATGCACTTGAAGGGAATATCAATCTCATTATCACCAAGTCGATATCTAGGTTTGCTAGAAACACTCTAGATACAATTTCCCACATTAGAAAACTGAAATCATCAGGAGTTGAAGTGTTCTTTGAAAAAGAGAACTTATGGACTTTTGATTCAAAAAGTGAGATGGTGCTTTCCATGCTTGCAGCCATCGCCCAAGAGGAAAGTAGGAGTATTAGTGAGAATGTTAAGATGGGAATACGCTGGGGCTACAAAGAAGGTAAAGTTTCGATGCCTTATAAGAATTTCTTAGGGTATGATAAAGTTGATGGCAAAATCGTCATTAACAAGAATGAAGCCGAGATAGTAAGACTGATTTATCGGTTATTTCTTAGAGATGGATGGTCAAGGTCATCAATTGCAAACTTCCTCAATAAAAACAATTACTCCAAACCTTCAAAGAAAACGATATGGACTACGTTAAACATCACCTCGATACTAACCAATGAGAAATACAAAGGTGATGCATTGCTTCAAAAGGGATACGTTGAAAATTACCTTGACCACACAGTCAAGAAGAATAATGGGGTTCTTGCTCAGTATTATGTTGAGAATAGCCATCCTGGAATTATTGACAAAGAAGAGTGGAATCTGGTTCAAGAAGAATTGACAAGTAGAGAAAGATTCAGATACTCCTATTCATCAAGTAATCCATATTCATCAAGACTAATCTGTGGATGCTGTGGACACTTCTATGGTGCTAAGGTTTGGCATTCGAACTCACCACATCGAAAAGTTGTCATGCAGTGCAACAAGAAGTTCATTAACAAATGTGATACCCCAAGTTTATCAAAAGAAACGATCAATGAAAGATTCGTTAAAGCCTATAACAAGGTGATGGTAAACAAGAAAGAGCTTATAGAAGATACTAACGAACTCATCACAGTTCTTTCAGATACCTTAGAAGTTGACAGTAAGATTGAAAACTTAAATAGCGAAATATCCGACATCAAACTTTTAATCGAAGGAATGATTAAGGACAATACATCAAGAATTCAAAACCAAGATGATTATATGAAACGTTACAATGCACACTTGGAAAGATTTCAAACCCTCAAAGATCAATTGGATGAAGCACTTATTGAACGGGAAATGAAATGTCAAAAAGCAGAAGCGATGAAATCTTTCGTTAAGGAGATAAAGAATAAGCAAGAATTCATGCAAGCATTCGACCCAGTTTTGTGGAATACAATGCTGAATGAAGCGGTAGTCAATAAAGACAATACAATAATGTTCAAGTTTAAGAACGAGCGAGTTATTACTATTTAATGATAAACAGCCTCAATTACGAGGCTTTTTTCAATATGGAAGTATAGACAAAAATCAATATTTATAGTATATTAAAGATAGTCCGATAAGGTAAGGGAATTATTTCCTCAAAGTAATTGAGTAACGCGATTTGTATATTATCTCTCAGGGAAGCGGGAGTTAATATGCTTAAAGTCTTACAAGTACTATTTTGATTTAATAAGACCTATTAAAGGGATAAGTGTACCTATGCAGGAGTATGCTATTCTATCGGGAGGTCTTTTTTATTTTCTCGGACAAATCATAAGGAGGAAATCAAAATGAAGGATTTAAAAGAACACATCGATGATGTTCAAAGAAAATGTAGTTATTATTTCAATAACACAGATTTACTACTACAGGCTTTCACGAGAAAGTCGTATTCAGCTGAAAACGGTGGGGAAAACAATGAGGTTTTAGAGTTCTTAGGCGATCGAGTATTGGATTTTTATGTGACTAAAGTCATCGCTGAAAGATATGGGTTTTTCAAATCTCAAACAGATTATTATAATCAGGATGAAGATAACGATGAATACTGCATTAAGGCTCATCGAAACGAACAAGACTTTACTGAGCTGAAAAAGGAAATCGTAAGCAATGCGAATCTTGCTAGAAGAATTGAAGAGTTAGGTTTCAAGTCGATGATGTATTTGGGTCAAAGTGATATTGATAATCAAGTATGGAATCAAGAAAAGGTTAGAGCTGATTTATTCGAAGCC